AAGATGGAAGGGTGTGACGTGCCCGAACTTGATGTCCCCCATTTCACCAGAAACTTTGTCTTTACAGTAAGGGTCCCAATGTGTTTTTAGGAATCCGTTGCCGGTAACAATGGTCCACCACGTTGCGCGGGACATGTGCTGACGCAACTTTTTAGACTCACTAATTGATGTCCAAGCTTGTTCAGCGGCAAACGCAGCACGCTGATCGTCATCTTCAGACGATGCGGGGATAGCTTGCGCCGTTGGAAAAGACGACAACATTTTTGACATTTCCCAACGAACATAAGACCTAATACGGTTAATAGTTTTACGTTCGTGGTAGTAAGGCTTCCGAGGTGTAAACAACTTGTCTTTGTAACCGTCAGGAAAGTTACCGCGTGTCTGCTCAACCCAGTGATGCCCATAAAACATTGACATGTTGTGAAACCATTGCAGCTGTTTTTGAGAACGAGCAGTTTTAGCTTTAGTCCATTCAGACTGTACCCAAGCAACTAGCTTGCGGGCTTCTTCGCTTTCACGGTACTTATCAAGGTTCAGCCCGTCTTCGGGTAATTTAATTACTGTAGAACTCTGGGTCAACCCCGGTGAGTTCTGCGAATAACTGTCTGGCGTCTCGGGCATCTAAATCTTCTCCTGCTGCTAAATTCGGGTTTCGACTAGCAATTCTTTCCGCCTCAGCCTCGTCGGATGGGTCATAGTCCTGGTAACCACTATAATCTAAAGTTTGATTCATCGCTTGAATTTGTTGAAACGCTAGTGGATCGCTTGATGCCACCAGTGCTTGCGCTTTCTCGTTCAACTTCGCCAACGTTTGAACCGTCTTGTGGTTCTCCTGCTGCTGTGTCTGAAGAACCTGGGACTGCTGCGCCAGCAGATTGTCCACTACCTTCTGGTGCCAAAGGTACTGCAGCACCAGCAGTGTTAGTAGAATCAATGAGAACACGCTCGACAAAATTATTGACAACATCGTTTTTTAGCTCCTTAATAGCTTCGTTATAGCCACGGTCATACCATTCTTTTTCTTGTAGTTCGACAGAAACAGGTTTTGCTTCGTCGAACAGCCCGGCAAGCTGAGCCATTTCGCGGATAACGTCCACCGCAAGGTATAGCCGTCCCCGGTCAATTACTTTGGTGCTCATGTCAATACCGGTATCGATAAACGGTCCGACAGAAGTTCGTGTGATGTAACATACGCCGGGATCTTTAGCCGGTGCGTTTATTACTGAGTATCTACTGGTCATTAGTAATATCCTCCTATGACGGTAAGTCCGTCCTCATTCGTTGCTTTGTCTTCTGCGAACTCGACGTTAGGGTCTTCTCGCATCTTCAACAACAACTCCTCATACCTTAGCGTAGTTGGAGCTTCTTCGGAACCACTAGCGTCTACGTAAGGGGTCAGATCGGGCCTTGTCGTAGCAAAGTATCGTGCCGAGTCAAAAGCGTGATCATCCTTTTTGTGGACAACTTCCTGCTTATTCATCTCATACGCCATTTTGTCGGAACTATATGACGACCACCGCAGTTTCTTCATCTCACGAATAAAGTTGGGGCAGTTACGGGAAACAACCCATTTAGGCCTGTTTTTACCCCAACGGGTGTCACCACGAAGCCTCATGTACGCCTGCATTTTTTCAATACCTACCATCACGTCATGGGGTATGCCCTCAACGTTCACGTAAAGCCCGTGGAGGGCATATTCCTGAATAATGGATGTCCCAGTCACCCCGTTGCGTTGACGCATCGCAGGGTCGCCCATACGCTCTATAGAGTCGGGTTTACGCCCCCAGCTAAGCTCACGCTGCTTCACAACCTGTGAATGCTCCGACACAATCATATTTGACTGGTAATGCTCCGCAAACGTCACAATATCCCCGTTAGGCGATACAGCGTGCCACAACCAAGCCGTAGGGTTATTCAACCCATGATCCACAGACGCATACACCGACCAACCCTTAGGCACATCACCCGGACCAAAATCTACAAGATGTTGTTCCAAATTTTGGCTAAAAGTAGGAAAAACCAAACCACTGCGAGCAACAAAGTTGCCTTTTTCACGAATATCACGTTCCTCCTTATTCATACCAATCGTATAAAAATTCATGTCTTCCATTTCAGCCTGAATGTAAGGGTTCTGCTCAGCCGACAAAGTGAAAGTATCAATCCAATCAGCCCTACCCTCCTTCGCAGGCTCCCACAACAAATCAAACGTCCAACCCATCCCCTTTGTAGGGGTAGCCGCAATCACCCAAAACCCGTTGTAGTCGATCAAACGCATCATAGACTCGTTAAAAATATGCTGAGGAGGCTCCTCATCAAAGAAAATACCGTGGCGAGGCACACCACCCAGCTTCATCATGTCCATACCCCACGTCACAAAATCAATCGTCGACCCATTCTCAAACGTCAAAATATAGTTAGAAGCATCCCAACTTTTAGACCAGTCACCCTCCACCAGCCAAGACCTGGGAATCCATCGCTTCATTTTTGGCAAAATAATCTGCTCAATGCCTTTAGCGACATCGACAACAACAAACCTTAGCTGGATAGGCCCAGAACCCCATGAAGCAGGTCGCTTAAGATATGGATGAGTATTTGTAGCCCAGTAGATAGACTCAACGACCTCAGCGTCGGTTTTTCCCCCACGGTTACCTCCAGAAATAAAACGTCCACGAAATTCAGATTTATGGAACCGTAACTGCTCCGGGTAATCCTTTTCACCATAATTCAAAATGTTAGGTTGGTGAATACTTTGATCAAGCTCAGCAACAGCGAGCTGTAAAAGCTCGTTTGCTGTCGGTTGGCGTTGTCTAGAAGGCATTAGGCAGTAGAGTTATCGGTTGCTCCAAGACGTACAAGAATAGCATTAACCGACAACCTCCAAGCGTCCGTCGCACGCGAACCAGAAATCGTTTCATTAAGTAGCAAAAGCTCTGAATCACCACCATCATGGGTATGGTCGCCTGGAGAAGCCTGGTTAGGGTTAGGGCCTAATGTGTGGTGCAAAGACTCTGCACGAGAATCCGCGTCACTATTAGTATGAAAATCAGCTACCGCCTGCGCGGTAGGTTTTGGGTTTTCGTCCTGAGTAAAAGTACTAGGACTATTATCGCCCGACAACATAGACATAAAGCCTCCTAAATAGTTCTCATTGTACTGCTTTGCACGCTTTTACTGCCACGCTGCCACTTACCGCAATCTTTACACTGATACCTGCGGTACTCAGCGGCACCCGTCCTCTCCGTACCACGCGAATGCAAATTACTTGAAGCACAACTAATACAAGCCTCCGGCTTACCATCATGCAACCCACGATTCGGGTGGTTCTTAATCCACGGCAAAAACTTCTCATACAAACCAATAAGAATGTTCACGTCCTGGATCTGGTACTTCTTCATCTCCCGCCAAGCCTTCTCATCACCCGCCATACACTTAACCCACAACTCAAACCCACTATGTTTAACCTTCGCCCCAATACCCAACTTCTGAGCAACATAATCAAGTTTGTTAGAAGGAAACTTAAACCGTTGCCTAGACGTCCTCAAAAGGTCAATATCTTTATGCGGAGAAGGAGGCAACATGTCGTTCTCAATAAACTCACGATACAAATGCTTCGCATCAAACCCGGCACTGTTCCAACCCACTACAGCATCCGCCTCATCTAAAAGCTCATGTATAGCCTTAAGCATCTCAACTTTACCATCATGATGAACTGAGCTAAACTGAACCTTCCGCTGTCCATACCAGCGGGCCCCAAAACAAATAACTTCTGTCGAATCAACTATTTGACCGAGAGAAATGTTTTGGTCCCAAAGGCCCCACACGTAAGCCAGGTTTGGCGAAGTTTCAAGGTCAAGGAAAAGTATTTTCATTGTCGTCCTTAAATAGGTTAGGGACAGCTTAGCGTGGATTGGAGACCATTGCATGAATGAAAACGATGTTGTCGGAGGCTACGCCTGCCCCATAGATCCGATGGAAGCATTAATGTGCGACAGTTGCCAATAAAAAAGGCCCCCGATTGGGGGCCTTTTTCAGTTATAGCTATTTACCGTCGGGGGTAAGGTTAGGCACAGCCCAAGTAGAAAAAGCTGTGAGTGCTGCCAGGATAAAAGTAATCCATCCTTGTGCTTCCGCAGGGATAATTTCAATTCCTAGTTCGGTGGTAAATCCGCTGATTGCTACAAGGACGCTTCCGACACCCGCAATGATTGCTTTGGAGTAGGCCTGTGCTTGTTTTAAGTTAAGTACAAATTCGTTCATTAGAATTTCCCATCGTTAATGTATTTTTGTAGGGCTGAAATAGTTAGTTTACCGGGGAGCCCATCAATTTTACCAGCATAATATCCTTCTTTACGCAAAATGGTTTGCTGGGCTTTCCACGTGCTTTTACCAAGTTTGCCGTCTTCGACCAGTTTGGTGGGCGTCTGTTCCGCGAAGTGTGGTGCCGGGTCAGTGTCGCTGCCCCATTTGCGGGAGGTTCTTACTTCGAGGTGGAGGTGGGGTCCTGTGCTGGCACCGGTTGATCCTGACAAATATATTTTGTCGCCGGCTTTTACTTTGTCGCCTTTGTTGAGTGGTGTGCGGTGTGCCCCGTGGTAGTAGACGGTGTAGAGGTCGCGTTGGTGTTCGATGATGACGACGTGTCCTCCGCCTTTGGGTGACCATCCGATGTGTACGATTTCTCCGTCTCCGGCTGAGAGTACGTCGAAGGTGCCGCCGAAGTCTGTGCCTCTGTGCATGGCACGTTTTTTGGTGATGGGGTGGATGCGCCAGCCGTAGGGTGAGGTTACGGGGCGTCCTGGGGCGGGGTTATGAAGTTTCATTAGTTGCTCCTCCCGTGAAAGTTGAAAACAAAAACGTGGGGGCCCCAAAACACAT